ACGCTCGAGAAACTTTCTGACGCCGCCATGATGGAGTTTAATGCCATCCACCCCGGCGAAATCGACGAGGCCTTCAAAGTCAAAGGCCTCCACGATCGTCTTCACGCTGTAGTCGTTCAGCTGCGGGCTATCCGTCACGCCCTCGATGTGGCCGATAACGCCGCCGAGAAAGCCCTGCAGGCCGTCCGTGAAATCGGTGCCGCCGTCGAGGAGTCCAATCCCGAGGACGATGCCCTTTAATTTTCCCACCATGCCCATACCCATCCCATCCCGCGTCGTTTACGACGCCTGCGTAGCGCTTAATTTTAGCGGTACAAAAGAGCTGCTGAAATCTGGAGCCCATTATCAGGCCTATCTCAACACTCAACGCGAGGAGACCAAAGCCCTCCGCGTTGGTAAATACGTTCACGCCCTGGTGCTCGAGCCCGATGTAGCCGTCTCTAACTTTGCGGTCATCCCAGAAGGCATCGATCGCCGGACAAAAGACGGTAAGGCCGCCTACTCCGCCTTTGAAGCGGAGGCCTTAGGTAAGACCATACTCACACTTGAAGAAGCCACGACCAGTGAACGAGCCGCGAAGACCATGCTCCGCATTAAGAACAGCCTCGGCGTCAACTTCGAGTTCACCGAGTTCATGTTTACTTCCATCGTCAACGGAGTCCCCGTGAAGTGTGCCATCGATGCGATCGGGTCGGACGGCTACCTCTACGACCTCAAGACCTCCGAGGACGCCAGCCCCCGCGGTTTCCTTAAGTCCGTCTATGCCTACCGCTATGACCTGCAGGCCCACATCTACCGCTCTACGCTTGAGTCGGCCTTTTCCAAACGTCTCTTAGGCTTTCGCTTTATCGTCGCCGAGAAAGAGGTCGATGCAGGCGCCGTCTATGAAATCGGCCCAGACCTCCAGACCCGTGCCATCTGCGACTGGGAGGCCGCAATGAAGACTTATAAAGAATGCTCGGAGACGAACAACTGGCCCGGATACTCCGAGGAAGTCCAGGTCATTGACTCCAACAAGGCCGCCTCAGCTGCGCCCGCTCCCATCCAATTTGCATAATCTCATGAACACACCCGAACGCCCCCCGCTGAAGTCTATCGAAGTCTCCGGCACCTATAAACTCAAACTCATCAAACCGAAGTTTGAGAAGGTTAAACAGTACGACGATGGCACCACCTCGTCCCGCCTATTTTTCCTCGATGACCAGGGGAACTGCCTGTCGAAGTCCTACGGCACCAAGTACGGTAAATCTCTCGCCATGCTCGTCGGTAAGTTCTCCGGCCAGTTCGCTAAAGAGATTCGCCTCGATGCCACCCCTGCCGAGTTCATCGAATACATCACGCCCGCCTGTGGCGTCACTTGCCTCGTCGGCGTTGAAGTTACCCCCAACGGAGAATGGCAGGGCAAGCCGCAGTTTAAGTATAAACTGACCTTCCCCAAGGGCACCCAGAAGCCCGTAGTCGATGAAACCCCTGACAGTGGATCCGTTCCCTTCTAACATGGCCGCCGCCAAGCATAACCCGAAACTGAACCCCTGTCCGCCTTACCGCGACGGGGTGATTCATTCCCTCTCTCTGGATGAGCGCCGCAAGGTCGCCGTCCAGATGCTCGTGCAGGCCGTCAGGGACGCTGATATGAGCATCCCTCCAAGTGACCGGGCCATCCGCAAGGCCTGCGGCATCACGGGCCGCCAGTTCCGCAAGGCTCTCCGAGAGGTAAGCAATAACCTCTGATGCCTTTCCCCAGTCCCATGTCTGCACCCACCCTCATCCTCATCTCCGGCTACGCACGAGCCGGAAAGGACACCCTCGCTAATGGCATCCTCGAATGGTCTAACCGACCTTGTGGACGCATTAACTTCGCCGACGCGCTGAAAGAAGCCTCGAACCACTACCTCGAATACCTGCAGCTCGAGGGCGACTTCTTCAATGAAACCTTTAAATGCGATCATCGTGACTTCCTCGTCGCCGCTGGCCGTCTCGCCCGTTCCATCGATGTAGACATCTTCGCCAAGCACCTGGCTAACTTCGTGCCGTGTATCCCTAACGCCGGAGGTATGGCCCACGAGACGGTAGTGACGAGTGACTGGCGCTATGCCAACGAACTCCGGGTCTGTAAGAACATCCTGCCAGAATTAGGCTGGCGAATCCGCACCATCTACGTCGAGACCGCTGGCATCGGTCCGGCAAACTCCGAGGAAGAAGACTCCATCGAGGCTATCCGTTATAATCACTCGTTCGACCACGAGCTCTTTTTCGGACCCAACGAGCGTCAGTCCATCATGCACGCAGGCCGAGACCTCGCACGCGAATGGAAACTCTAACCGCCGAGCAGGTCACTTGGGCACGCTCCGTCGGCCTATCCTATGACCGGGCCGCGTTCCTCGCCTCCTGCCCGAAGCACACTAAATGCGGGACACATATGAAGCACGCCCGCCCTGTTAGCACGAACGCGAACAAGTATCTGATGAAGTCGGGAAGGCAGTATTACTTCCGCGTTCACTCCATCACAGGCCGCTCGACCATCATCAGCGTCGGCACCGATCTGGACGCCGCTCGCCGCAAGCGTGACGAACTCCTGGCTGAATTGAAGGCCAAGAAAGTCCTACACCATGTCTGACCCTATCCGTTTTGTAGCCTTCGGTGATAATCACGGTGACATGGCCGACGATGAAGCCACCGACGCCCTCTGCGAGTTTATCAAGGACTACAAGCCTACCGTCCGTGTCCACCTCGGGGATTGCTTCGACTTTCGGAGCCTACGCCGTGGGGTCGGGAATGACGCTGAAGGCGCCGAGTCGCTGATGGCTGACATCCAGGGCGGTGAGGACTTCCTTGCCCGCACCAAGCCCACCATCTACCTGATGGGTAACCACGAGCACCGGGCAGTCGCTTTGCAGCATACCTCGGGCTCGGCTATCGTCCGCGACTACTGCGCGGACCTTGAAGCTCGCATTAAGACCACCGCCAAGAGCTGCGGGGTTAAGACCATCCTGCCCTACCACGCCGAGAAGGGCGTTTATCGCCTTGGACCTGTGGCTTTCATCCACGGCTACGCTCACGGCCTCAATGCCACCGCCGAGCAGGGGAAGCACTACGCCGATCGGGGCGGGGCTCTTATCCACGGACACACGCACACGCTTAGCCAGGTTAATCTAACTAAAGCCGAAGGCGGCGCCGCTTTCAGTGCCGGGTGTCTTTGCCAGAAAGAAGCCATGGCCTACGCGTCGCATCGTCTTGCTACCTCCCGATGGGGCTCAGGCTTTGCGGCTGGCTGGGTCGATGGCAAGGATTGGAAAGTCTGGCTCGTCCACAAGGTCGGGAAGTCTTGGATCTGGCAAACGGACCTACGCATCTATACCCCCAAAGCCCGATGAACCCATCCCAGTCTAAGCACAAGATGGTCTGGGCCCGTAAAAGCATCGACCCGATTCTTCAGCAAGTAATGGCTGAAATCCACAAGACCGCCGATAAACCCGCCAAGGGATTCTTGACGCGGGGAGAATGGTCGAAGCGCTGGAAACTCGTCCACGGACAGGCCAACATCTATCTGCGAAAAGCCATCGCCAGCGGATTGCTCGAGCAACGCACCTACCGCATCGTGACGCATGGCCGCCTTCTACGGATGCCGCATTTCGGTCCGCCCGACAAAGTAAAGAAGCGGAAAGCATCTTGACCACGGGTCCGCACCACCCCACAAGCACAGTCCCATGTCTTTCCCCGCATCACTCGAAGCGGAGCGCCATCTTCTCGGCGTTCTCATTCGAGACTCCCTCTCGCCGCCCGAAGAACTGCTCCCCTCCGATTTCTTCGAGCCCAAGCATCAAGACATCTACGCCGCCATCCTGCAGCTGACGGACGAAGGCAAGCTGGCCGACGAAGTAACCGTCTCCCAGACGCTCAATGCCAACGGCTCGCCAGTCTCCGGGCATTACGTCAGTGATACCGCGTCCCTCGTTCAGTTCAACCCGCTCAACCCAGAATGGTCTGCCCTGGTTAAGCGCACTTCGGCCCTTCGACGGATCGGGGAAGCAGCTCGACGACTCTCCGACCTCGCCGCTGACCCAGCCGC